TCAACACAAACCTAGCACCACTGCTAAAACCACAGTCAATAACCTTAGAGCCATCTGTAGTCCCATCACCAGTATAACTCCCCACCTTGGATACACCATCAAGTGAGGCGAATAGGTAGGCTATGTAAGTTGAGGTATTATCGTTTACTTTACTATGACTTCCCAAAGTAAATGATGCATCGGTAGGCGTAGTATTATTCCAATACGGCCTAGATGCTGTCGCTTGAGTGTCATTCAAGAATACGTTGTCAGTGTTTCCTAAAGCAGAATGGTAAACCGCCCAATCATCAAGTGTGTTCCTACGTTTCACCCACATCATCTCAGGCGCAACACCAAGGTTATGGCTTACAGTACGCCCTGATGTTCCGTTCCCCGTGTAAGCAACGACATCAAAGAAGTTGGGGGCACGTTTCCACATCCAAGAATAAAGAGCATAGGCAACATTAGGATCATCTCCATAACCCTCCATATAATCCCACGCCCAGTCGGTGTCCGTACCTTCAGCATTTGTGTTTGCTGTTTCAAGTTGCCCAGTTCCAGTTAACCTACTGCCAATTGTCCAATTAGCAGAAATACTTTGTAGTTTTCTCAATGCCATATCTACAGGAAAAGTAGAAACATAAGAAGGTAAGCTACCTGTGCGTGTATCAATATCAAACACATCAGTCGCACTCTCAGGCACCGCCATTGGGCCACGGCGTATGGCTATGTAGATGTAGTCACCAGTTGAGGAAGTTGTGAACCCAGTAGCCGTTGGCACTTGGCCATAACTAGTCGCTTCCGCACCAGACGTATTTGCTAATAAATAATCAAACTCATGGGTAGAACTAAACGGCCCCCAGCCACGCATTGTATCTAGTAATGCCCAATTGCCTGTGCTGTCTGTTCGTTTGCGTAAAATCCACTGTGGCTCAAATCCTAAATCAACAGTCGTTGATCCACTATAACTTCCACACTTGATAATGTCCTGATCCCCTGTAGGGCCGAAGTCACCGTCACCGTCATTGTGGGCGAATAGGTAGGCAACGTAAGTGCCGCCAGAGGCGTTGACATCATTACTTGAGCCTACTGTAAATTCTGTTGACGTAGGGGCGGTATCATTCCATATGCTTACAGCGTCTTGTGTCGCATCTGTAAGATTTAACTTTAAAAAGTCTGTATGTGGAGCAGAAGTATTACCCCTATGATATACCATCCAGTTAGCAGTACTATCTGTACGTTTTACAAATATAGAACCAACAGTCGTACCCAAGTTATGACTAACCGTTCTACCCGCAGTCCCATCCCCAGTATAAGTCACCACATCAAAGAACTTAGGGGCTTTGCGGAATGTCCAAGAGGCGTAGTCGTTAGCTGTGCTGTTGATGTAAGCACCAGAGCCTGACACCGTAAAGCCATTTGAGTTAAAAGAAGATAAACTTGTGATAGTTCCTTCTGCGGAAGCAGTATTTGATGATAAATAATTATTAGCACCACGTTCAGTATCATACAGCAAGTTGTCGTTAGAACTTGTTCTATTCTTAACCCAAACCAACCCACCTTCGCCAGATAGGTCAATGTCATTGGTGATCGTTTGAGTGGAACTATTACCCTCATACAAATATGTGCTGAACACTTCCTCAACGTTCAGACCACCCGCACCACCAGCCGCTGCCGTACCCGCCGCTGCTTGAAGTAACTTTTTCTTAGTAGCCATTATTCATCATCCTCTTTGTTCTCATAACTTTCAAGGTACTCAATGGCCTTTTTAAGTAAAGAAATATCATCTCTAAGGTTACCTATTCCAGAGTTGCAATTACCGCATAGCAACCCTCTAATCATTCCTGTATCGTGACAGTGATCAACAGCAAGAGCAAGTGTTAAATCTTTCTGATGTCTTTCACAGATTAGGCACTTACCATCCTGCTCATTAAACATTTCAAGATAATCATCATACGTAATACCATAAGTCTGTTTTAACTTAGTATTTCTATTCTTTTCGTATGAATAAGACTCTTTTCGTTTCTCAGGCGTAATCTTCTGTCTTTTGTTCCTACAGGGTTTACACACGTTGCGACAACCTAGTTTGTGTATCTTAGATTTATGATATGACGATAAAGGCTTTTCTTTATTACATACCTTACAAACTTTGTGTTGCATTAAGCTAGTGCTAGCCCCGCTGTGAATCCGTACCACGTAGTACCAGAATCCCTAGTTGTAAATACGAACACGTCTTTAGCTGATGCAGTAGCAGTAAGGGTGGGAGCAGTCCCTGAAGGCCAGTCCACAGACGTAGGCCATGTCACAACGAACCCAGACGCAGAGGCATCCTGAATGATCTCAATACTGAAGCTATACGCAGTGCCGCTGGCAGGGGGGTTAGAGAACGTGAACGTGGTGTTCTCTGTCAAGGTATGACTGAATGCGTTACCCGCCTCACAGTTCACTGTAGTGGACGCACCACTAGAAGTAACAGCAACGTAGGCTTCATTATAGGAAGTAGCTTTTAGTTCAGCAGCTAGAGTAACATCACCGTTAGCATCTGCAGTTACGACCTTAGAGGCTTCAGATGTGCCAAGAGTAGTAATATCTGTGTAGTTAATCTCAGCAGCAGTAGACGTAATACCTAAGTCAGCTAGTGTTAGCTCACCGTTTACGTATGCTGCAATCTGGGCACCAGTTACTTTCTTAGTTGTACCGCCATCGTTTACTTCGTATTCCTGCGTACCAGAAGCGGAGGCCGCAGCAGTCATATCTGATATTTTAATATTAGCCATTTTTAATAAGCCCTCTTCCAGTTATTTGCGTCTATCTTCTTGTAGATAGCTAAAGGATCGTCCCATGTTCCGTCTTGTTTAACTTTAGGTGTGAACTGTGTCCACTCACCATTCCACTTAACATATGCCGTAGAACTAAATGCTATGTAAGTATATGTTGCATTGAATACTGCTTCGGCTGCGTTAGGAAGAACATCAGCAACAATACGTACATCACCTGCTTCAGTAACTCGTACATCTCCTGACTCAGTAATACGTGTGTACTCATCTTCAGGGTCTGCAGTAAACAACCCACCGAATACAAATGTATATCCATCATCACTTAGAGTACCGTTACCCTGTAGAGATGTAGCTGCAATACGTGTAACATCAGGGTCAGCTACTACAGAACCACTAGCAGAAACACTCAAGGTATTCAAGAAGGATGCAGTAGCCTGTCCACTCATAGAGCCTGTAGCTACTAGGTCAGTTAGTCCTTCTTGATAGGAATCACCTGTACTTAGAGTACCCCCGCCACCTGATAAACTAATAGAAGCATCAAGAGTAAGTGAGGCAGTAAAGCTAATAACTACACTATCGAAGTCTTCTGATACACGGACGTTACCTTGTTCGTCAGTACGTTGATTTAGGAGTTCGTCTACACGGTAAGCACCACGACTCGTAGATAAACTAACAGAAGCAAAGTCTAATTCTTCTGTGATACGTGAGTCTCCAGATTCAGAAACTCGACTATCACCAGATTCTGATATTCGGAAACCACCCGCCATTCGCTTATGCCATCGTTAAGTCGATGTTACCTGCACTGAATGTAATTGTGTCACCATCTTCAACAGTCTTAGATGCAGACAATACACCGTGCCATAGTAGGTTACCACCTGTGCTTGCATCGAAGATACCCATGTGAGTAACTGTTCCGTAATCACCGCCAACTGCAGTGAAGCTTACATCAGCAGAGTTACTTGTTGTACCACCAGGAGAAGTAGCAGCATCAAATGTAACTGACTGACGAGCATACCCACCAGTAGATACTTCTGTGCCACCACCTGAGTCACTAGGCGCAGCAGTGTATAGTGCTACATACCAAGCTGTAGGGCGTGTAGCTGTACCAGATGTCATCATCCAGTCTAGTAGTAATTTCTCTGCGTAATCTGAAAGAGCAGCCATTATTCGTTTCCTTCTTCGCTTTCTAATCGTAAGTTTTATTGTTTTTAGATAAATTTAAATCAGCAGGTAGTACTTGAAGATTCCACGGAACATGCAACCCACAGACATTCTTACCCTGCAAAGGGATTATATGATCTACATGGTATTCTTCACCACTTACTGATTTTAAATCCTTAGCCAACCAGTAGAACTTATTTACTTCTTTAAAATGTTCTTTTGTTAACCACGGAGGAGTTGCATTTAACTTAGATGCTCTGCGTTTTGCAGTATGAGCAACTACCTTATCAGGATTTCTTTTTTTCCACTTTTTCTTTGCTTTTCTAACTACGTCAGGATTATTCTCATGATACTTTAAGTTCTTGGCTTGTACAGTTTCTTTATTTTTTAAATAGTACTCTTTAGACTTAGAAACTATAAGGTCAGCGTTTTCTTTCTTGTATGAGTTAGTACTTTTTCTGTAACAATCTTTACAGGAAGAATGAAAACCTGTCTTTGTTCCTTTTGCTTTATAGTACTCTGAGAAGGGTTTTTCTACAAAACACTTCTTGCAAACATATGTCATGATGACACACGGAACCATATATCGCCATCTTCACCACCTGTAGGGCTTGCTGTGCTGACAGTAACATTGTCTAAGACATTCAGTACGTTTACACCATCTACATAGATAGCACGTACATTTAAAAGATCATTTTCGTTTAGGTCTAAGTCAGCTTGCATAGCATTAGGAGTACTACCATCTAACGATAGAGTGTTATCGAATGCTGTTTGAATATTATTGAAGTTCTCATTTAACTGACTCTGTGAAGCATAGCCAGAACTAATCGTATTTACTGTAGGCCGTTTAGCCATTTGCTTGCGCCTCCCTTTTGAATCAGTTTATTAAACCCTGATCTTTTAATCGTTTCAAGTCTTCGTTTACACCTGCTCTTTCAAAAGCTTCTTCAGATGTAGTCTTGTCTTTTAGGTTCTTTTCTTTACGAGCAGCACGTCCGTCTTCTTTAGCTTTCCATTCTTCATTGATTAAGAACTTAGCTGCAGTAAAACTACTACGCCCACCCTCTTGTATTTCTTTTATAACAGACTCAAAGGCAAGTGATTTACGTTTTACCTCTGCCTCTCTACGCCACTTCTCAATAGGTTTCTTGAGTGGCACAGTCGTCTGCATCTTTTCCCAGACTTCCCAACTACCAAAGACTGCAGTAGCGAACTGGTACTCTGTCGGGTCCATTGTTGCGAATGCTATGTACAACTTACCTAGAGCCGTAGCAGGTCTGCCATCAGGCATCACGATGTCTTCTTCTTTCAGCGTAAACAACGCATACTCTGGTGAGTCATAGGACAGTTCGTAAAACAAACTCTTAGTCCTGATGATTCCGTTCTCTGTTTTAAGTTGTTGTAAGCTATACATAGACATTGGTTTCTGTCCCCCTATACTTATATATTAACACGGAAACAATAGGTTTGTCAACACTAAAACGACATAGAACGTAAAAATAATTTATTCGCTTTTGCTTACGCTTTCGCTCTTGACTACAAAGAACTTTTATGATACCCTATATTACTTAAAGTAATTATTACTTAAAGTACTTGTGTTATAAGTATATTATAATACTTTAAACACTATTACTTAAAGTAACTGTGTTATTAGTATTTATTTATACTTTAAACAATGATACTTTAAGTAAGGTACTACAAGTGTACACCGCACTCCAGGATTAAATACTACCTGAGAGGCTCTGTAGTGACCGTACAGTAGGGGTAAGCCCCTGAAGAGTACCTACCCCCTTCTCAAAGGCTCTGCCTTTTTCTGAGATAATTTCTTGTTGTATTGTACAGTACAAGGCACACCCCCTTACCCCCTGCTCCCCACCCAGGATGTGATCACAAAAAGTACCCCACCCCTCACTGTGATCACAAATAATACGTCAGGAATACTTACCTTTCCAGGATGTGATCACAAATAGAATTGATACACTATTGATATATGTTATATTGTAACACTTTCTAGGGGAAATACAATCTAGGTCAACAATCCTTACCTATCTGATTGATCTGAAACGGATAATACGTCAACAGTTCTTACCTATCTGTGGTGTTGCTATGGTCGCATAAGCAGGTACACATTATAATATACAACTGGACCTATCCTTTAGTATAGACTGGATATACTTTGTAGTCGTTTACAACTGTAATTTAATTTGCAATACTGAATATATCGAAACAACAACACGAAAGTTTAAACATGACTTACAAAGTAAATATCCAAAGAGACTTGAAAGAAACCTCTTTCGTCATAACCTCAACAGTCCTAGAAACCACAGATAAAAAAGCTTGGTGGGACAAGATAAACGAATACAGAAAAAACCATTGGATTGATATCCTAGAAACAACAGCAACAGTTAAAATTTAACCCTTGACATTCTCGGCTAGGTGCTGCCACAATAGCACCATTCCAAGACGGTCAATCAACAGAAAGGTAAATGTTATGACACAACATGTAAGAAACATACTGAAAGTGTACCGCCGAGCCACCACAGATGACATTTCGAATGGCCTGGAATGGTATGATCGTGCAAAGCGTATGGCCTATGCGATTGCCAACAAAACCAGTCTTCCTGTAAATACTGTGATCGGTGTCATGGCTGCATTGTCACCTAACAATCGGTGGGAACGCAACGTCAAGGACACAGAAACAATGTGCGTTGCATGGATACAAGGTGGTGATCTGACTGACTTCAAGGTGTCGTGTTATAACAAGATGAAAGAAAAGGCGTGGTCTATCCTGTCAGATAGTCTAGATGATGATGATGACATACTGACTCGACTCAACGGACAGAAGATCAGATCATTTTACTCTAACATTCGTGGACTTAATGAGGTTACGATTGACGGACATGCACTCAACATTGCACGTGGGTATCGTGAAGGACTGACCACAGACAAGACAAACATGGGTAAGAAATTATATCTTGACATGCAAGCTGCATATGTTAAAGCTGCAAAGCGTGTAGGCATACTACCGCATGAACTGCAAGCGATCACATGGACTACATGGAAACGTGAACACAACATCTAAGGGGTTGACAATGACAAAGAAAGAACGTGTAATTAAATTAATCGCTGACCTTGGTTGGGACTACGACAAACTATCTAGCTCTGGTCAACAAACTTACAACGAACTATGTGATCTATTAGGGATACAGTAACATGACTAAAGGAATCGTACTATCGCTTTACGACTACACAGGTGAAGCACTCAAGCCGTGGGCAGAGGCAGGTTATACTTGCTATGCCTTTGACATCCAACACAGCACAGAAGAACGCAAGTGCGATCACTTCGACAGCGGTGGCTTAATCCGTTATGTTCACATGGACTTGTGGAACATCAACAACATTGACGTATTGCAAGGTGTGTTCGAGCGTAAGAACGTAGTATTCGGCATGGCATTCCCTGTATGCACTGACCTAGCAGTATCAGGTGCGGCACACTTCGCACGTAAGGAACAAGAAAATCCAGGATTCCAGATCAGGGCAAGCAATCATGCACGGTGGTGTGCCTCTTTGTTTGACGCACTAGGTGTGCCATACTTCATAGAGAATCCTGTATCTAGGTTGGCTACACTCTGGCGTAAATCAGACTACAGTTTCCATCCATACGAATACGGCGGGTACATCCACGATGACGATGCAGAACATCCGAAGTGGCCTGACTATATCGCACCACGTGACGCATACCCTAAGAAAACATGCTTGTGGACAGGTGGTGGTTTCACTATGCCTTGGACTGATCCTGTCGAACCCGAAGAAGGACACAGTAGACAACACCTCAAGCTAGGTGGTAAGAGTATGAAGACAAAGAACATCAGATCAGCAACACCACGTGGGTTTGCACGTGCAGTATTCGAATGGAACTCAGTATGACAATAGGAATTTTTCTCTTGACAATACTAATCTGTTGCTATATTCTAGCATGGTTAATTGAATCTTACATCGGAAGGAAATAACATGGGTAAAGTAAACGCAATGGCAATGGACAGACTTGAATCTGCATACGACAGGGGTCACGCTGATAGATACTACGGACGTAGAGCACACCCTAACCTATGGCTTGACAGTTTAGGATCACGTGTCGTAACAATGGAACGCATGACACAAGAAGAGATCGACGCATACAATGATGGTTGGAACAACTGCACAGTAACAAAGGATTGGGGCGATGATGAATAAGAAGTACCATCTACAGTACATTGACAAGGATGGATTCATCTTTGCATACAGAGAGTTCAACAACTTGAGGAAAGCAATGAACAGACGAGGCAGAGACATAGAACTATTCGTAAAGAAACTTGGACTATCACTGAAGATTGTAGAGGTATGAGTTTACTAGCATGGTTGGTAGGGTTGTCACTGTACATAGCGATACCGCTACCACCACAATACGTAATGATCGTAGGCAGAGCACTGACTTTATCTATGGTTGTAATGATACTACTAGCACTAGGAACATAGAATGGATAACAAACCAGACGCATACGTAATCATCGCTGAACTAGAAGACAATAGTTTCAGAGTGATAACAAAGAAACTTAATGTAAGAGAAGCACGTGAGAAGCTAGAGATAGTACAGTTGAAGATCAGAGACAAGATGTTTCACGGTGTCGTCAATGCTTTCATGTACAACTTAAAGGAGCAGTACGTTGACAGTTGAAGGATGGTTAGTAGCACTGGTTGGCCTAGCGTTTGCACTAGGATTCCTGGTGGGGCGCAAGGACTCTGAGCAGATCGACAACAAGGTTATCAACTCTAACTTCTGGAATGGATTTGAGTTGGGGTATCATGCACACATGCAAGAAGCACTTGACAAAGAGAATGATTTGTGATACCCTATCTTACTTAAAGGATAGTACTTAAAGAATCTGTGTTATAAGTATAGTAATACTTTATACACATTACTTATTCGTAAGAGACTAAAGAAAGGGCAGGACATGAGATGTTTTTGTTGTAACAGAGCAGACGCTACGTTTGTAGATAAGAAGATGCAACGTCACTACTGCGTCGAATGTAAGGACGATATTAACAAGACTGCTTACAGTACATTCGGTAGAGATGATCTCGAAAGAATCTTCAAGATCAACGAACAGGATGAATTGAAAAGACTTCTTGGTATCAAAGATAAATATGAAGAATAGTCTTTACACGTCAATCAGAATGTACTAATATATAAGTATGAGGACTGCTTAAGCGGAGTATGAACATGAACACAGCAATAGCAACTGAACTAGAAATTTTTATGAGAGAGATTGGTGTGATGACACCAGTAGACTTAGACATCGAAGATGATGATGACTTCTTCGATCCTCGCCAGGAATGTATGGCGAAGGGATACTATCGTAGTCCGTATGACGAGAACGGTGAGGTAATGTTTTAATGTTTGAGGTTGGCGGTTTAGTATGGTGGCAGTGGTGGATAATACTGATGGTCACTATCAATACTGGAATCAATATGATTGTCTTCTTCAAACACAGATTCAAAGGTGGAAAGAATGATTGAGGTAACCTATATCAATCACATGGGTGATGACTTAACAGTGGTCAACGCTGCACGTGTTAGCTTCGGTAAGAAGTCAGACTACATGCCACGTGTTCACATGGGTGAGCCGAAGGTACTACAGTTCAAAGATGATAAGCTAATCAAGTACCTCGCAAAGCACAAACACATTAGTCCATTCGGACATTGCTTCGCATCCTTCCATGTCAAGGCACCTGTGTTTGTAGCACGTCAACTAGTGAAGCATAAGTTTCTACGTTGGAACGAGATCAGTCGTCGGTATGTTGACAGTGAACCAGAGTTCTATGTGCCTGAAGTATGGCGTGGACGTAGTGCAGATAAGAAGCAAGGCAGTGAGGGTGTAGTAAAGACTAACGCTAACGTAGAGTATCACAACAACGTAATGCTACAGCTATACAAACAACAGCTAGACGAAGGTGTGTCACCAGAACAAGCACGTATGAACCTGCCTCAGTCTATGATGACAGAGTGGTATTGGTCAGGGAGTCTTGACGCATTCGTTGACATGTGTAACCTACGCTGCACTGATGACACGCAACAAGAGTCACGCATTGTAGCTGATGCTATTGACGAAGAGATGGAACGTCTGTTCCCTGTATCATGGAGCGCACTAAGACATGCAAGCTAGAGAAGTAACACACCAACCCTGCCCACATGCAGACTGTGATAGTTCAGATGCCTTTGCATACAACACAGATAAGATGACAGGGTACTGCCATAGTTGTGACCGTGGCTACCCAAGTAAAGGTATGAGCCTGAAACCCTGGGCGAAGGAGACTTATCCATTGCAAGAACTAAAACAAGTATCAGTACAAACAATCAAGACAACAGAGATCGAAGGTCTAGGTGACTACGAGGCTTACCGTGGTGTACGCAAGGATGTCATGGAGTTCTATGATGTACAGACATTCGGATTCAATCAGGTCTACAAGTATCCATCAGGATTCCGTAAGGTGCGCAACACCAAGGAGAAAGGATTCAAGACAGACAAGGGGTTCAAGACTGATGAACTGTTCGGTATGGATAAGTTCAATGCAGGATCAGCTAGGTCTATCGTGATCTGCGAGGGTGAGCTAGATGCAATGTCTGCATTCCAGATGCTTGATAAAAAGTACCCTTGTGTGTCCGTGCCTAGTGCCACACCTAACCAGAAACTGTGGCAGGGTAAAGCAAAGGAGTGGATAGATAGCTTCGATAGGATTGTGTTGTCAGTAGATAACGACGAGGCAGGACGTGCATTGGCTACCAAGATCGGCGCACTGTTCCCTAAGAAAACATTCCAGATCATACACGATAAGTTCAAGGATGCTAACGAGTTCCTAGAGGCAGGTGCTAAACCAAGCTACGCTGCTGCATTCTACAATGCTAAACGGTACACACCTGACAACATTCGTAGTACACCTGAACAATTCCTGGAGCTGTTCGAGAAGCAAGACGATGCAGTGTATGTCACGACAGGTATCGAATCCTTCGATGATGTTGCACTTGGTCTGATGCAAGGACACTTCACTGTGTTCCAAGCCCCCGAAGGTATCGGCAAGACAGAGTTCATGCGCTACCTAGAGTACCACGTCTTGACTGAGCACAAAGATACAAGCATTGCTATCTGTCACCTAGAAGAAACAGAGAAGCGGAGTGTGTTAGGTCTAGTGTCGTACCACTTGAACATGAACCTGACACGTAAAGACTTGATTGAAGAACACGATATGGAAGAGGAAGTCAAGCAAGCAATCATCGAACTATCACAAGATGAACGCCTGTTCCAGTTCCAGATCGCAGTAGACGAAGACCCTATGGACATACTAGAAAAGATCAGGTATTTCCGTGAGGCATGTGGAGTAGACTATGTATTCTTTGAACCGATACAAGACTTAGCCTACTCTCGTAAAGGTGAGGAGTCAGTAGAGAAATGGTTGTCTGCTTTGTCAGTACAGCTATCTCGCATCGCCTCTGAACTAAACGTGGGAATCGTAACCATCGCCCATGAGAATGATGATGGACAGGTACGAGATTGCAGAACCATTGCGAAACGTGCATCTGTTGTAGTGAAACTAGAACGTGATAAGATGGCAGAGGATCGTGATGAAAGGAACACAACGAAACTACTACTCGTCAAGAACAGACCTGCAGGTAAGACAGGATTCGCAGGTAAGCTCAGATTCGACGAGACAAGCTTCAAGCTCTCAGAAGATAGAGGCAGATGGAGCTAACCCACATGATGACGTGACGCACTGGATAGGAGAATTGAATGATAGTATTCGCAGACATAGAGACAGAGAGCCTGACCCCTGACAAGTTGTGGTGTATCTGTGTAAAGGAGAAAGAGTCAGGTAAGACACACCAGTTCGTCAACCTACATGAGAACGAAGAGGAACGTGATCGGTTCAAACAGTACGCCAAGGGTGTCACACGTTGGGTTGGTCACAACTTCATCAACTTCGATGCGCCTGTGATCAACAGGATTGTAGGGCAAGTCATCGACATGCAGAATATTGTTGATACCTTGGTTGTGTCTATGCTTGTTGACTTCGGTATCGGATCACACAGTCTAGGTACATGGGGTGAGAAGCTAGGCTTCCCGAAGGATGACTTCAAGGACTTCGAGGGTGGTCTGACACAAGAGATGCTAGACTACTGTCACCGTGACGTTGAGGTAACAGAGAAACTATTCGATCACTTCTCTAAGCAGATCAAGGACAAGGATTGGTCACAGTCTATGCGCCTTGAACATGATGTAGCAATCATCTGTCAGGAGATGCACGAGGGTGGGTTCGAGTTCGACATAGCAACTGCGAATCGTTTGCATCTAGAGATTACTAAACGACTACAAGAACTAGAGGAACGTATTCATCAGGCATTTCCACCCAAGCTAGAGCTAATCAAGACTATCAAGTACCGTGTCAAGGAAGACGGTAACCTGTTCAAGAATGTAGAGACTGCACTTAACTCATACCCTGAGACAAAGATCGTTGACGATATGCTAGAGTGCTACGACTACGTAGAGTTTAACCCAGGTTCTACGAAGCAACGAGTCGAGAGATTGTGGGATGCAGGTTGGAATCCTGTAGATAAAACAGTCGGTCACCGTGAAGCTATCCGCAAGGAACAGACAGATAAGCTTGACTACTACAAGAAGTATGGTTGGACAGTATCAGAGGAGAACCTTAACACGCTGCCTCAGAGCGCACCAGAGGGGGCAAAGGCACTTGCTGAGTGGCTCACCCTAGAGGGACGCAGAAGCACACTCACAGAGTGGCTACAGGCAGTGGAGAGTAGCAAGGATACACGCATCCACGGTCAGTTCATGCACATAGGATCATGGACAGGACGTATGGCGCACCGTCACCCTAACATGGGTAACATACCAAGTGTGTATCATGGTGATGCTAAGACTGCGGTAGATAAAGTAAAGGCAGATTACGATGGACAGTTTAGAGACTTATGGACAACACCTGATGGCTGCTATCTTGTTGGCACGGATGCTGCAGGAATCCAACTTCGGATACTTGCTGACATCATGGAAAGTAAGCAGTATGTTAAGGCTATTATCGAAGGTAAGAAAGAGGACGACACAGATATACACAACCTTAATCGTAAGGCTCTGGGTCTGAATCATATCACTAGAGACATGGCTAAGACATTCATCTATGCATTCCTACTTGGTGCAGGTACAGCAAAGATCGCACAGATACTGAAGACAGGTATGGGTCAGGCAAACAAAGCAGTGTCTAACTTTACTAATAGTATTGAAGGTCTAGCTAAACTAAAGAAGAATGTTATACCTGAGATAGCATCTCGTGGTTACTTCAGGGGGTACGATGGACGCAAGGTTGTAGTACCTAATGAACACAAGACCCTAGCAGGTATGCTGCAGAATGGCGAGACACTTGTAATGAAGTACGCTACAAGACGGTGGCGTGAACAAGCAAAGCAAGAAGGTCTTGACTTTAAGATATGTACATGGGTACATGACGAATGGCAAACAGAAATAAGAGGGAGTTACGAAGACGCAGAGAGACTAGCTCAGATACAACGTGATGCGATCCAATGGGCAGGTTTGCATCTCGGAATTATGTGTCCGTTAGAGGGTGAATCTTCGATAGGAAAATCGTGGAAAGATACACATTGACCCCTTGACAGACACTACTATATGTATTAATATATAAGTATGGCCCTACAAAATAGAAGGAAAACCAATGCCTAAAACAATCTACAAAGAAGTAACAACTACTGGTGCAATCGAATGGCCTCGTCTAACTGAGGAAAACCGTGACCTTACAGGGTATGGTGGTGCGTATGAAAAGTCGGACGGTGCTTACACTGTCAACCAAGTTCTCACCAAGGACGGTATGAAAGCACTGAAGGACGCAGGTTCTCAGAAGCAACCTAACCAGAATCGTATGATTGATGGTGAGATTGTAGTAAAGTTTGTACGTCCACACAAGGTTACAAAGAAGGACGGTACTGAGATTCCACAAGCAGGTGGAGCACCGAAGCTTACAGACAAGGACGGCAATCCTTGGACTGAAGACATGGGTGTTATCGGTAACGGTACTGTAGCTGAGTGTACTAACCTAGTCACTACCTTCACAGGTTCAGATGGTAAACAGTACAGCCGTACATCCTTGGTTGGTGTCAAGGTGCTTGAGCTTGTTGAGTACGTCAAAGAGAACGAGGCAGTAGGCTTCTAATGAAAACCATTGATACTCTGATTGCTGATATGCAAGAGGTTATCAAAGGTAACGGTGGGTGGTCTGGTTTAGAGGGTTCTATGCTAGGCCACAACATCGCTCTGATGGCTAACAAACGATTCAGCAAACCACAGGAGCCACGAGGTTATCTATCTCTGTCTTCTATCGGTACGCCATGCAAGAGAAAGTTATGGTACAAAGTCAACACACCTGCAGAGGGTTCACCTCTAGAAGCTAACGCACTGTTCAAGTTCTTTTATGGTGACATGATTGAAGAACTAGCACTGACCATTGCAATGGCTGCAGGGCATGATGTGAAGGGACAACAAGATCGTCTGAATGTACACGGTATCAAAGGACATCGTGATGCAGTGATTGACGGTATGACTATTGATGTCAAGTCTTGTAGTCCATACGCATTCAAGAAGTTCAAGGAAGGAAACCTACGACAAGATGATCCATTCGGTTACATCAGTCAGCTATCTAGTTATGTGTACGCAGGGCGGGATGATGACAAGGTAACAGATAAAACACACGGTGCATTCTTAGCGATAGATAAACAGAACGGACACATGTGCCTAGATGTTTATGACTTCACAGAGGAACTCAGAACCAAAGAGCAAGAGATGCTAGAGGCTAAAGAACTTGTCGCAGGTGACTTACCTGATCAACGACAGAAGAAAGTTCCACAGTCCAAGTCGAGTCCCAATAGCAAGCTGCCTATGATGTGTAGCTACTGTGAGTTTAAGAAGCAGTGTTGGCCTGAAGCACGTAAGTTTATTTACAGCACTGGCCCTGTCTACCTAGTCGATGTACGCTCAGAACCTAAAGTTCCAGAGGTATCTATGGATGAGGAGTAAGCTAAGACAGAGAGCACTGAGGGCAGGTTACCGTTCAGGTCTTGAACAAGATACTGCTAAGTACCTAAAGCAAAAGGGTGTGAACTTTACATACGAAGAGTTCAAGATTAAGTGGGTTGATCCTAAGACTAAGACCTACACACCTGACTTTGTTTTAGAGAACGGTATCATAATCGAAACCAAGGGACGGTTCATTTCCCCAGATAGAGCTAAACACCTAGCTGTACGTGATCAATACCCTGACCTAGATATACGGTTTGTCTTTACAAATAGTAGGACTAAACTATATAAGGGTAGTAAGACTACCTACGGTATGTGGTGCGACAAGTACGGATTCAAATATGCAGACAGGTTTATTCCTGATGCTTGGTTAAAGGAACCTAAGAAATGAAACTCATACTACACAAGGTGTTGCAAGAACCATTTGAGCACCCTGAGTACGTGGATGAAGACGGTAACAATCCTTACTGTGTTGTCTACTTATCAGAGTACAATGGTGAAGTAGAAGAAACAGAAATGTTATACGAGACTTTCGACGAGGCATATGAAGAAGCTAAGAAAGTATCACAATCTATAGAGGGTGTTGTTATCCGTAACAATAGTATGTACGATGCTTAAAAAGAAGAAGACTGTACTGGTATTCACGTGTGCTCACGCTGATCCAGGTACGCCTAACGACAGGTTCAGTTGGTTAGGTGCATTCATATATGATCTGAAACCAGACTACGTTGTAGACTTAGGTGACGGTGCTGATCTTAAATCACTCAACAGTTTCGATACACGATACCCACAGGCTATTGTATCACAGAACTACGGTAAAGATATTGAGTGTTACAATGACGCACAAGAAAGACTACGGTGGAAGTTCAGACATCATAAACGTAAACGTCCCTTCTGGATAGGACTTGAGGGTAACCATGAAAATAGAATCAAAAAGGCTATCGCCCACGACCCAAGACTACAGGGAGAGAAGTACGGGATTTCCTTCGGGCATCTTCAAACGAAGTACTGGTTCGACGAGTACCATGAGTACCACAATTCGGCCCCCAGTGTCGCTGATTACGATGGCGTATCTTACGCTCACTTCTTTGGTTCTGGTAATTATGGGACACCTGTCTCTGGTGTTCATCATGCTTACACCCTACTACAAAACAGGAACCATAGTTCTACTTGTGGTCACAGTCACAAACGTAGTATTTATTTTAAAGATACTGCACATCCTACTTCGATTATCGGGCTTGTTGCGGGATGCTTCAAGGGAAGCGAGGAAACGTGGGCAGGACAATCAAATAATGAGTGGTGGAAAGGTGTTGTAGTTAAACGTGAGTTAGAGAACGGTGTCTACGAGCCTGAGTTTGTATCACTCGAAACAATCAAACGGCAGTATGGGGGTGGATGATGTTTGATTATAGAGGACAACTTGAATTGTTAGTTGATAGCTACGGACTAAGTAAACTCTTAGAGATGAATGACATCACTGAGAATGTAGTCCTTGAGTTGTTAGTTGAACGTGGTGACATAGACTTGGCAGACTATTTCTACAACGATATGCCTATTGATATGTTAGAAGAGGATGATGAATATGATTAACGAGAGTGACATCGAAGCATTCGAGTATTACAACGAGGATGTAGACATTACTATGAACTACTACCAGAAGCAAGCTGCTAAGACTGCAGTCTACAAACAAGAACATGCAGTGATCTACCCTGCCCTTGGTCTTGCAGCAGAAGCAGGTGAGGTAGCAAACAAAGTAAAGAAGATTATGCGTGACGGTACATTCAATCGTCAGGCTATTGCAGACGAGGTAGGTGATTGCCTCTGGTACATTGCAGCATTGTGTCGTGACTTGAATGTAGACATGTCAGACCTAGCTACAGCTAACCTAGAAAAATTACATGATCGTAAGAAACGTGGTGTCATACAAGGGAGTGGGGACAAACGGTAATGAGTAAAAAGAAAACAGGTATGACTTGGTTCTGGCGTTGGGTAAACTACCTAGCAACATGGCGAGAACATCGTAATACAATTAAGCAGCTTAATGCACTAAGCGATAAAGAACTAAATGACATAGGCATTAGCCGTGCAGACATTGATCGTCTGGTGTGGCTAGGTGAAGACAAGACAATGCGAGGACGAGGTAAAGATGACTGAACAATACGGACCAACACTATCTATCAGTGAAGAGATTCATGCTATGAAGTATCGTAGCAAGGGTGAGACTTTCAAGGAAGCTATGACACGAGTAGCTGAAGCACTGAAGGATGACGAAGGACACTTCAATAACTTCCGTAACATCCTATACAACCAACGCTTCCTACCTGCAGGGCGTGTACAATCTGCTATGGGTGCGCCTCGTCGTGTAACACCATACAACTGCTTTGTGTCTATGACTATCGAAGACAGTATGGACGGTATCATGGAAGCTGCTCGTCGTGCTGCAGAGACTATGCGTCTAGGTGGTGGGATTGGTTATGACTTCTCAACACTGCGTCCACGTGGTACACTGATCAAGTCACTAGACTCTAAGTCTTCTGGCCCTCTGTCGTTTATGAGTATCTTTGATGCAGTGTGTAAGACGATTGCATCTGCAGGTCACAGACGTGGAGCACAGATGGGTGTGTTGCGTGTCGATCACCCTGACATCGAAGACTTCATTACGGCAAAGAACAACAGTGATACACTGACTCAGTTCAACATCTCTGTAGGTGTGACTGACGAGTTTATGACTGCAGTTAAAGATGACCTAGACTTCGATCTAAAGTTTGATGGGCGTGTCTACAAGACTGTTAGTGCTCGTGCATTGTGGGATCAGATTCTACGTAGTACATGGGACTGGGCAGAACCTGGTATCCTTTTCATTGATCGTATCAATAAGAAGAATAACCTATGGTACGCAGAGAAGATTGCTGCAACAAACCCATGTGGTGAGCAACCACTACCACCTAACGGTGCATGTCTACTAGGCTCGTTTAACTTAACCAAGTATGTAGTAGAGCATGAAGGTAAGTACGTCTTCAACATGAACCAACTACGTAACGACATTCCACATGTTGTCCGTGCTATGGATAATGTGGTTGATCGTGCAACGTATCCACTAAAAGAACAGGAGCAAGAAGCTAAGAGTAAACGTCGAATGGGCCTTGGTGTTACTGGTGTAGCGAATGCTATCGAAGCACTAGGGTTTGAGTATGGTACTGAACGATTCCTACAGACCCTTGAAGAAATCATGGGAGTAATTAGGGATGTCGCTTATCGCACGTCTGTTGAGTTGGCTATTGAGAAGGGGCCGTTCCCTCTCTTTACTCAAGCTTATCTTGAGAGTGACTTTGCTAAGTCTTTGCCTAGTGATATTCGTAATCTCATTAGCGATCACGGTATTCGTAACAGTCATCTGCTTTCTGTTGCTCCAACAGGAACTATCAGTCTGTCAGCCGACAACGTATCCTCTGGAATCGAGCCTGTCTTCTCACATTACTACGACAGAACTATCCAAACCTTCGACGGACCCAAGGTTGAGCGAGTAGAGGACTACGGCTACCGTGTGTTTGGTGTGAAGGGTAAGACTGCAGACGAACTATCAGTGTTCGATCACGTCAAGGTGTTGAATGTAGCATCACGATTCGTAGACTCTGCATGTTCTAAGACCTGTAACGTAGGTGATGACGTAACATGGGAAGAGTTCAAGCAGGTGTATATGGATGCCTACGATGGTGGTTCATCTGGTTGTACTACATTCCGTGCATCAGGTAAACGGTACGGTATCTTGAATGCATCTAGCTCAGAGGATGTAGTAGAGGAGCCTGTAGTAGAGGAAACACAAGACTTCGTAGATGAAGGTGGTGCTTGCTACTTCGATCCTGCTACTGGTCTACGTCAGTGTGAGTAGGAACCGTAAACAGTTAGGTGATGTGCCTACACCCTGCATCAAGGTCTGTCGTCTAGAGGATGGATACTGTGTAGGGTGTAAGCGCACCCCCGAAGAGATACGAGACTGGATGATCATGTCTACATATGAACAGAAAATGTTAATACATGAACTGAAATGGAGAGAGTCTAATGGATGACTTTCCAGAGAAACAGAAAAGGACTCGTAGAAAAACAACTTATAAAGGCGCAGATAAAAAGAAGACATCTGGACTTATACCTAAAACAGATAAACAGAAAGAGCTACTAGATGCCCTTAAAGAAAGTTCTCAAGTCTTTATCCTTGGCCCTGCGGGTACTGGGAAAACGTATGTTACTGCGACTTATGCTGCCGACCTCTACACGACGAAAGAGATTGATAAAATCGTCATCACAAGACCTCACGTTGCCGTAGGGAAAGAGCTAGGTTTCTTGAAGGGTGATCTACAGGAGAAGACAATGCCTTGGGCATTACCTGTATTAGATGTCCTAGAGAAACACTTAGGGAAGGGTGCTGTAGAAACAGGTATCAAGAATGGTAACATTGAAATGGCACCTCTTGCACTTATGCGTGGGCGTAGTTTCGACAATGCCTTTATAATTGTAGATGAAACACAGAACATTACAACACATGAACTAAAAATGCTCTTGACAAGGGTAGGCGAAGACACTACTATAGTTCTTAATGGTGACATACAACAGTCAGACTTGAAAGAAGCTGATGGGTTATCTAAGGTTATACACTTAGCTAAGAAACATATGTTACCTGTGCCTATCATTGAGTTCGGTGTAGACGACATCATACGATCAGACATCTGCGCTCAGTGGGTTAAAGTATTTATGAAGGAGAATCTGTGATGACTACTTGCAATGACTGTGGCAACCTACTAGATGACGATGGATACTGTGGCGAGTGTTATGTCTATGAGTATCCTGATTTTACAGACGAGGAGTACAAGAAGATTAAAAAGAATGATGTAGTAAACAACCCTATACACTACAATCACAGTGGTATTGAGTGCATTGATGCAATAGAGGCTATGACAGAGAACATGTCAGGTAGTATAGCACCTCATGCAGCAAACGTACTCAAGTACATGTGGCGTTGCGAATACAAGAATGGCTTAGAGGATATTGATAAAGCTATCTGGTATCTACAACGACTACGAGAACGATGGTGTAAGATACACCAATAAGAAAAAACCCCCAGGGATTTAAACATCCTTGGGGGTTATATTATTTATAATCTTTATTTAATAAAGTTTTTAAACGATGACAGTTCGCACAAAGAGTTTGAAGATTACTTGGCGAGTTGTTAGTATGATTCCCATCTATATGATCTACATCTAACTGTATTCTATGCACAGCTTTAAAGCCGCAACACTCGCATCTTTTCTTTTTTATGTATCCGTCATAACGTGTTTTCCAATCTTTGTCGTTCCAGTGTTTTAAAGACCTAGGTTTACAGTATTTATCTTTATATTTTATTTTACAGCAACCAGAGCATAGTCTATGAAACTTACGACTACCATCCTTTTTGTAGCCATTGTACTTACAAGGTTTTTCACAGCCATCTGTTTCGCATAACGGTCTCATAACACTCCTTGGGGGTTTTCTTTATTGTTTAGCTGCCCACATGTTGTCAATCATGTTAGGGTATTTACGTCCTGCCTTTGCTGCCCTAGCTCTAGCTTTCTTTTTCTGTGCTGCAGTAAGAGGCTTGGACTTTCCTAGTTTCTTGGGACGTTTCTTTTCCCATACAGGTTTAGCCATTACTTCTTTTTCTTCTTCATTGTCTTAACAGGTTTCTTAGGTGTTGCCTTTTTTCCGTAAGGCATTTTCTTTCCGTTCTTGTACGGCATAGTCTTTCCTTTCTTATGCACTTTTATTTACTTGGTGACAATGCGGTATAGCGTATATACCTCTCTGCAGCATATTAGTTGCTACAATCTCGGCCTCTTTAAGACAAGCCTCTTCACTATAGAATGCTTCTGGTTTTGCTACTACTGAGCAGGACAATGCAGAAGGATCAAGACACATTAATATAATACCTACCCACATATCACCACTTCACTTTCGCAGCCCAGTATGCTGCACTCATTTTTCCTTTAGCAATGTTCTTAGCATGTCTAGCACGAAACGCTTTATTTCTTGCGCTACCTTTAGGACTGCCTTTAACACCTTTCTGACCGAATCGGATAATCTTTTCTTTACCATTTACACACGCTTTTACTACATGAGATTTAGTTGGGTGATTAGGTGTAGTCTTAGGACTATTACATTTCATCTTAGCTTTGTTAAGCCTAGCTGCCATCACTCTTTCTCCTTAGTGTTGATATTAGAGCAAGTAAACCACGTCCCATTTCTTGTGGACTAGGGGCTAACCAACCTAGCACTAGAAGGATCAAGACCCACGGCGGTATTTCATTTATGTTTATATTCTCTACGCTATCTGTGTTTACTTTGTTTGTGTCGTTGCTTTGTTTCAGGTCACCTGTCAGTGTTTCTACTACCACCTCTTGATCAGAGTTGCTTGTAGTTCCAACTGTCTGAGAGTTAGTTTTTCCTGCCTGTACATTGGCTGCGACATTCGGTCCACCCCCACCTCCCATGAGAAAGGATGGTATCTGACTGCAACTACTTATTAATAGAAGCAGTGGTATTGCTAGTATGATTGACAGTATGCGTGTTTTTACCATTGACGTATATCCCGAAGAAACCTGCACCTGCCCCTACAATAACAGATACGAACCCTGCTTGTGCGTTTGTGGGATCAGGTAAATCCATGAACCATGTTGTCGTTTTATAGAAAGCATATCCATACAAAGTTATAATTAATCTAGGCCATATACGCCACTTATCTAGCCATTCTGGTGTTACTTTCATTACTTAACCTTTCATAGCGTACATCAGTAGCCCAAGACCACCGAAGAATATTAACAACAAGACCCCTGTAATAGACCAAGTAATAATAGACTCGATCATCTCTGCTTTACGGTACTCTTGATCTCTCTTTTGCTTACGAATCTTTGCCTCTGTACGCACTAGCTCATCCCATGCTGAAGGCCCATAGACGAAACTTATATGCTTGCGTAGCTCTTCTCTCATGGAATCTGCCTTACGCTTTGCATTCCAGACTTCCAAGGCTTCAGCTTCTACAGAACCCCCTAATGTTTTCCACCAAGGTGGGTTGTTGACTTTCTTTTCTGCTTGCCCTAGATCGGACATAGCTCCTGCCCATTGGGATAGTTGACCATGCATATCTTGCAAGTCCTTCCCCATCTGCAGTCCCTTCTTTATTGCGTTGAAGGCTACAGTCGCACCACCTATGATAGTCACTGGGTCCATTATCTATCTCGCAAGGATTGTTCTATGCTGTCGAGCTTTAGGAATATTGCTTTGATTGTTTCTTTCATTTCTTTCATCTCACGATCATATGAGATTTTAGAGGACTCATGTTGTGCTTGAATTACTGCAATGTCTCTTTCGTTCTTGTTTACTTTATTAAACATAACCCACACTACAACAATAATAGGAGCTACTAACCACTGCATGAATAAGTCTATCATCTCGTACATGATTATAGAACCTCGAAGTGTGGGGCATCAATGAAGGGTCTACGCCCTGCAGATCGACGAATGTCTATGTACTCATTCATCAAGTCTTCTGCCGTACCGTCCCAATCATTAAGAGCCTTGTGCCATGCAGCACCCCAACGGATAGTGACTCCTAGTTCTTTAGCTGCCTTGAGCATTGCATCAGCTATTTCGTCGTACAAGTTCAGTTCCCAACGACCACCATCAACCCATGCCATAAGGTCTACTGCGTTACCTTCAAGGTGTTTAGACTTCATGGTTTGTGACGCACCTTTAGCGACCAAGGCTTCCTGCTCCTGAATGGTACGTAGACCACAGATCACAGAGAAGTCCTGCTCAGACACCTCAATAGCTCTCTCCACTACAGCTACTAGCCGTGGGTTTACACCTTCAAGTTTCTGCTTACTTCGATTACCTAAAACGTATCCCATCTTATTCTCCTTGAATTAGCTGACCAGTTTCTGGATCATGTGTTCCTGAGTACAGAATGTCCCAAGCTGAAGCAAGAGATTCATCACTCGGACGTGCCATTACATTACCCTCTATGTTGGAAACTGTAATCTGTTCAGATTCTTGCATAGGTTCTTCTTGTCGATTACCAAGTGAAGACAACGCTAAGTTTACACCACGCTCTACGATCTGAGAATTAAAGTATCTAGAAGCTTCTTGACCCCCTTCCATCTCAATCATAGCACTAATTACTTTCCTCATTTCTTCTGGGTTATCTTGAAGAGTAATTGTTTTATCACTTGGAATACCTGTCTTTTCTGATACAAATCTTATGTAAGCTTGAGTATCATTTTCAGTAGGCGGTGCCCAACGAGATACCATACCTGCAATATTGTCTAATCCATAACGAGTATTATATGTGTTTAAAGTACGAGCCATTGCTCTTACACCCATTTCAGGAGATTCAAAGGTTACGAAGCGAGAATCAGTTTGTTCCTCTGCCATACCTTCCCACTGAGTACTTGTTCTATCAATATTGCCTGGGTTATTATTTCGTATACTACGAATATCACTTTGTTGCATAGTAGTGGTAGTCTCTGTAGGAGCAGTAGTATCCTGTTCTACCCCCTCAATAGCTAGATCACTTATTGTACGGTTTAGGATTGCTAGAGACTTACGACGATCTACTGCATCCTTGTAACCTTCAGGGAATGTGACGTTAGTAGGAGCTAACTTAAACCCTTTATCTGTCATCTCACCCTTATAACCGAATGCTTGTGCAGCCTTACCTTGATCACCTGTGATGTAGTATGTCTTATCCTGTTCATCCCACACTGCCCCTACAAGACTGTTTGTTTCAATGCTTTGTAGGTTAGCTTCTAATGCAGTTTTCTGCATGGTTGCAGCACTACGGATAGCAATGCGCATTTCATCTGCAGACTCACGATCCACTGCAGCAACCATATCAATAGATTGTTTCAGATTAGGATTGTTGAATATTGAAGACAGAGCAGTAGAACTATAAAACTCTTTATCAGACAACATACCTGCAGTGATAGACATGATGCCGTTGTATAGTTGCTTACGAGTACCCTCATTCTGCATTTCCATTGGCTTCAACTTGCCAATCATAGCAACCCCTGCATCTACGTTTTTCTTCATAGTGCTCTTATCAGAGTTAATATAAGGCTGTAAGAAGGATGGTGCAGTTTCTAGGCTGAAGGTAGAGTTAGCACTGACAGGTGTAGTCACATCTACTTGCTGTAGGTCTGAGATAATCTGTCCACGTTTCTTCCAGTTGTTATCTGTGAATGCAGACTTAGATACTTTGTTCATAACTTCAGGAATATTAATTCCTAAAGTAGCTGAGAGATTAGCAGGGTCAGATGCAGCAGCTACAGCCATAGCATCTAGAGGAGTCTCTGCAGACTGCATCATCTGAGATACCATATCAGTCAACATAGCATCAGGGTCACGAGAAGACTTCAGTGTTGTCAAGAACTCCTTCTGTAATGTAAGTCGGTCTTTAATTTCACCCCATTGTTCATCAGTGACATAGGCAGGTTTAATTAGGTCTTGAGACAGTAAGTTGTGTTGCATAAGGACAGTATCAATCTCACCTGGAGTGATAGGTTGCCCTTGTTGTGTACGAGACACAAGACCTGCTACAATCCCTTTATCAAAGGTGTCTAAAGATTCTTTATACGCACTTTTAAGTTCTGTGTCCCAGTCAAGTTGGTTACCTGCTGCCACAAGAGCTAATGTGTTTTTAGCAATAGCTTGTTTTTGAATAGATGTCAAAGCCTCGGCCATGATCTTATCTTCGGGAGCCTCTGGACCTAGTGTGCCTTTAGCTGCAAAGTAAGCCATCTGGAAGTTCTGATCGTTCTTCAACATCTCGAAGGATTGTTGTTCACGTGTCTGCCCTACATACTCCATAGGGCGACCTGTGATTGCCTCGAATTCTGTCTTGTATTTATCTAAGTCAAGACCACTTGCAACAGCCTGTTTAGTTACCTTACGTTCTGCTAGGGCAGCTTCATTGAACTTACCCTGATCACGTAATTCTTGAGCAGTTTGAATACCATCTAACCAATCATTTGCTAAACCTGACATCTTAGTCTTAGCTTGTGCTTGACCGTACCCTGCAACTGCGCTTCCAAGTCCAGACAACAGAGTGTTAGCCATACCTAACTTAGCACGATCTATTTGCCCCTGCGCTCGTACTTGAGCCGCCTGAACTTCATTAGCCATTTGTTGGAACTTAGCTTGAGTCTCACCACGCTTGTCCTCTACAGGTTGAGCAACAGGACGCTCGTAACCTATATTAAAAGAACTCTTAGGTGCGAATATATCTTGAGCCATTAGATTACCTTCCTAGTGTTGCTCTTAGACGCTCTGCTTCTGCATCTTGGTCTTGTCGTAGTAGTTGCTCGTACACATTAAAGAACTGATCATCAAGTCTACGATTAATACTCTTCTTTAGAGATGTTTGAATCTCTGGTGAGAAACCACTCATATCAACCATTACTTTTAGTTCATTGAATAGTTTAAATGCTTTCTCTTTATCTGCAGTATCGCCTCTTAGAAGATCGAATGCATACTCAGCTTTAGTGTTTACTTCCTTACGGAACTTAGTTAGCTTCTTACCGCTTGTAAACATACGGTTCTTAGCATCATACCACTCAGCTTGTTTCAAGCTACCGATACCAAGTAACTGCAGGATACCTTCTGTAGTACCCATCTCACCTGGAATTGTAATACCGTTCTTACTACGATAGATACCGTTATTAAAGATACCGTAAGCTTTAGCAATGTTATCAAGGCCTGAAGGTTGACGTAGAATCTTAACTATATCCTCTGTCAACATAGTGCCACGGTTATCTCTCAAAGAAGCATAGGCTTCAAGGAATGCATCTCCTATACCACCTGCAATACCGCCGGATGGACCCCCTACTACTTCAAGGAACTGTCCCTCTTTGATCTTACGGTAAGTTTCTACAATAGCACCTGCAGGAGCAAGACGACCCGCAAGACCTGTACCCACCCTACCTTCAGTGTCTTCTAGTAGAAGGTCAGTAATACCGTCAATCATACCCCACTTGAGAAATGTGAATGCAGTACTGTCTTCTTCAACACCTAAGTATTCTGCTAAAGAACCTGCAGCACTTGTCAGACCGAAACCTGCAGTACCATACATAGGCATCATTACAGCAAACATACGGATACGTTCTGCCTTAGTGAAGTTACGGCCTACAAACATAGACTCCATAGCACGGAATGTGTGTGACAACCACTGTGTAGGGACTCGCATCAAACCACTCTGAATCTGAGGGCGGCCTACTGCAGTCATGTTGAACGTCAAGTCTTGGTCACGGCGACTAATCCACATACGAGCACGATCACTCAGGATAGACACCCCAGGATTCTTAGCCTTAAACTCTAGGATAGCTGTGTATGTCCCTGTAAGACGACCTAGACGTTCCCCCTGATTAAAGGGAATCAATGCTAAGTCTAACCCTTTGCCTGTAGCTTTCTTAGCAGACAACCAAGCCTTACGTAATGTAGATGGGTTGTAGCTTTCACCACCGAAACCTGAGATACCCCATGCTACGCCAGTGCCTTGTTCAACAGCTTCAGCATCAATGACATCACGACCAGAAGTACGAACGTATTCCATGATCTCTTTGATTTCATCGACTTCCATACCGTAGTATTTAGCTAGGCGTTGTGTTGCTAGGTCTACAACTTCAGGTGGCTTGTGATATAAACTACGCATAGTCAAGGTCATACTTGAACCACGGAAACCATGTCGTGGAGAAATAGCCATGATTGTAGCAGCGTGTGATGACTGAATAATAGCCTGTGATACGTTGAAGAAACCAAAGGCTGATTGGAAACCGATATTCAGTAGTGCGTTTGTAGGATCACCAATGCGTGTAGGAATGCTCGTTTTCTGAAAGATAAACTCAGACAGTTGTTGTCCTAAGTTATCCATAGTCTGAGCAGCTTCACTCTTGATACCCATACGGCGCATCTCAATATTACGTACTTCTCTCATACGTCTATCGAATGCAGTGTTCCCTGTAATCTTAGCTTCCATAAATAGGCTACGATAATCATTAGGAGAGACACCTGCAGGGAACCAATCAACACCTGCTTTCTGAGCTTTCTTAACCCACCCTACCATAGCGTTGTAGGTGTACGCATGTTGAGCTAATTCTTGGACAGCCGTACCGAACTGTTGTGTAATCGTGTCCATTGGGTCTATGTTGTAAGACTTCTGGCCGCCGAACTCAGGTAGAACGGAGTCTTGACGTGACATTTCTTTTTCGATGTAGTCAGAGAATGCCATCTTGTATGTAGCATCATCAGCATCTACGTCTTGAACATAAGAGTTACGTTCTTTGTATGCAATGATACCGTCTTCTAAGTCCCATCCGTTCTCTACAGAGTAAGTACGTAGGTCATCTAAACTTGTGATGGCAGGATTCCAGTCATTGTTAGAAGCAATAACATCATCAATGTCTGTAGCACCCTCTTTCAAGGCACGCTGTATAGTGTTAAGTTGTTGTACTGCAGTCTGTGCATCACCTTCAGCAAACGCTGTCAACAAAGACTTAGGGAACTTACCTTCACGTCCTAATACAACAAAGTAATTAGCATTAGGGTTAGTACGAGGGCCACCTGCGTTGAAGCCCATAACATCCTGTGGTTCTAGTGCATCAACTTTCTTAGGGTATGCAACATACCGTACACCTTGATCATCACGATCTAGTTTCCAGATGTCAACACCTTCGTCGATCTCACTCTTCAACAAACGTACATTATTGTTCAAGTCTAAGATCATATCATTTGCATCAATCTTACTCTTAGGGTAAGACTTAGCAGGTACTCGAATACCATCAGGCATTTCTACTGCACGATAACCTTGTTGAACATAAGTACGCATGATGTTATTAGCACGTACAACGGCTGCAGTGTTAGAGATAGCAACCTCTGCATCGTATGCATCAATAACTTTCTGATCAGGTAGTTTACCTGTCAATGACTTATAACGATTAGAGAACTCTTCTTGTGTGTACCATCCACGGCGTGAAGCCTCGACAGGATCATCACGTAGTTTACCTACAATAGAGGCTAGGTTAGCACGTTCAGTAGCATTAAGAGCATTGATCTTCTTTGCTTCACGTTGAAACACGCCCTTGACTGCAGACTGAGAAGCCTCGCCCATCTGAGCTAGTGTAGTTAGACGATCAACACCACGTAGTGCAGTAGACCCCATAAGAGTATTGCCGAATACTTTACCTAGTGTGTCACGTACAGCACCACGTTCCATACGAAGTAACTCGTCTGGGTCAATAGCTTCAATCTCACCTGTAAGGTCTATGTTCTGACGGTGTTGTACTACATAGCCCTGTAGATCATCTGCAGAGTTACGTACTTCTACAATCTCACCGCCTGTTTTCTCTGCTAGTCGTTGAACTGCAGTCGAAGGTTCACCAGATGGTGTTGGCTTGTAGGGTGTCCCATCTACAGATTTACCAAGTTGAATGTTTACAGTGTAGTTACCGAAGCCTGTAGTCTCTAGGTCAGACTTGTAGACTGGGTTGCCTACACGTTTAACAAAGTTATCTACAGTAGTTGTAACAGTAGCACGAAGGGTATCGTTGTCTACAACACGACCCATAGCCCCACTCTCGTAGATACTACGGACATCCTCTGCTAGAGTATTCTTACGTAGAGCACGTGAGTACCAACCTTCAGGAGTAGCAGTCGTAGGCGCATGTGGATTTACTACACGAGGACCAAGGTCAGCAGAAACCTCTGGATCAACATTACGTGCAAGGATACCCTCACCAATCTCAGCAGCAGCCTCTGGTCCCTCAGTCTCTACAATACGAGCAATACGAGTAGCAGGTTTAGACGCAACACGAGCAGCCTTAAAACCTACACCTGCTAATTCACCTAGACCTGCTAGATCAAGGAGTGCAAAGGCTTTGTTGATATTAGATTCACTATCGTAACCATTGTTAGCGACAACACTCTTCAACCAATCAAGTTTGTTAGCATCGTTCTCACGTAGACCCTCTTGCATAATCTCAGAAGTAGTCTCTTGGAACCATGCCTTATACTCGCTAGGAGACATGTTGAGGCGGTTAAACAACATCTCTGTACCTAGACGCTCTGTACGGTCAGTAAGTGTCTCAGGAACGCCTACAGTAGACTCTCTGAGTACATACGATCCGAAGTCTAGTACACGGTCTACGATGCCTGTCTCTTCTTGGGCAGATAGTTCTTCTAAGATACGTTGCTCAGTACGTAAGTTAACTGCAGCACGAATGTCAATAGGGCTAACATCATCATTAGCTAGAGACTTTGCTTGCTCATAGAAGAAGTCGGGATTCTCTAGGAAGTCATTACTCTTAAATGTAGCACGATCATAAGCTCTCTGTAGCTCGTCTGCTTTCATTTCTTCAGTGTAGAATTTGTCACGAATAAGTGCTTCGATAGGGTTAGCACTTTCAAACAACATCTGTTTAGCCTGATTAGGAGTTACATCCTGCCCAGTAGCCATAAAGGATTCTTGAATGCTTGATTCAGTGTCTTCTTCTAGGGTTACAGAAGTACCGAACTCCTCATCAATAGGTGTACTATTTTCTTCAACGAAGTCGATGGGACGTTCTATATTCATTTCTTGTATCCCTTCAGATTAAAATCCTGCAAACCTAGTACCTAGATTCAGAGCAGTACCTGCAATACCCATGAAGCTAGAGGCTTGAGATGAGAACATACCTGCTTGTGCAGATGCAATATTAGCTTGAGATTGCAATACTCCTGCTTTACCGTATAGAGTATTTATTTCTGATTGTAAGTCTAATCCACGTTGACGACCTTGGAATATCTTTTCTGATAGACCTGACTGTTGTGTAGAATACCCTAGAGCAGCAGATAGTTCTGAACCGATAGATGCCTCACCACCAGACACAGCAGAAGCACCTGCAGCACCCATAGCTTGTGCAATATTACGTTGACGTGCTCGTACAATCTGAGCTTCACGGATAGCTTGCCTACGTTGTCTACGTACAGCTAATCGTTCTTGCTCTTGCTGCCGTTCAGCTACTTGTTGTTGTACTGCTATCTGTTCAGTCTGTACTGCAGTCACCTCTTCCTGGACACCTATAATTTCTTCTTGTATCCCAGTCATGGTTTCTGTAGCAGCCTGTGCTCTTTTAGTAGCCTCATTAGCTTTCTTGATAGCCCCTGCAGCAGTGCCTACAGCAGCCCCTACAAGAGCACCTGTTACTACAGCACCTGCTCCTATAGCAGCACCTGCGATAGCAGCACCTGCAACAGCACCAATAATAGTAAATACAGCCATCTTAAAATTCCTTTATATACGCAGTCTCTGTTGCTACAAAACCTTTACGTTTAAACAAGATACCTGCTTTTCCACCTAGTATTTCATCAATGCTTGATAGTCTAACGAAGTTACAGCCTACATTCTCAGCCCACTCTGTGTATGCATCAATTAGTTTAGGAGATGTTTTACCATTCCTGTGATTCTTATCTAACCAGAACATTAACTCTTGACTTACTATGAAGTCGTTGATAGGTAACTCTGTAGCAACAGCTATAAGGCAACCTACTATTTCATCATCATGTACTACAACCTTAACAAAACCTGCAGGGGCATCTATCAAAGAAGTAATAAGTTCACTAATCTTTGTAGTATTTACTTTACTCCAAGCCTTGTGAGGTATTTCTTTACAGAATTGTTTAACCGAAAGAATTAAATCAAGAGTATCGCTATGGTTAGCATCACGAATTGTGTAAGACATAAAGTCTCCTAAGTTAGTGTGTTTGGTTAACTCCACCAAGAATTGAGTATCCAAGTAGAACGAAGTCCTTACCTTGTTCGCTTTCGAACTTGATACGCATTGATCGACCACGACCACGTACTTTCATTCGAGTAGTGATTACTGTTTCAGGGTAATCAAAGTTAAGAAGGTTGTTAGAATCTACAACAGGCATTGATTTAAATCTGTATGCTTGTTGAGGGTTGCTTGAAGTAGTATTCTTGAAGTCCCAATAAGCAGATACTAACATAGATGAAGGTTTGTCTGGTTGATAACCGTCTGTCTCATTACCTTCCCATGCAGTCTCAGTTAATCGCATGTAAGTTGTAATGTAGGGGGCAGTCTTCTTTAGAAGTAGGTCACCCATGAAGTCATAACCTGCTTCAGCATAAGAGCTATAGTTTGTAGTACCCCAGTCTAGGAAGTCTTCTCCTGTGAAGGAACCCATAGTCATCTTGTTGGTATCCCCATCACGTATGATCAAGATGATTGCAGGGGAACCTGTAACTGCTAAGTTCTGAATAGAGACAACATCATCTCCTGCAGAAGTTATTACATCATTTCCTGCGCCAGTTACAACATCAAGTGTAGAAGCTGCAGCACCGAAACCAGAGAAGAACTCAATACCAATGATAGCATCTGTGTCTGTAGTTTCATCTTCGATATACCAAGGATAAAATGCTTTCAGAGGAACATCAAGTACTAGGATATTATTTATCTTAGACTCTACTGTTTCACCGTCATCAGGCCATCCCCAATAAGCACGTTTGTTTACAGGATCAAAGATAGATACAAGTCTATTCTTAGCCTCGTTAGGAATACGGTCCCAGTAAGCTTGAATAGTAGAGATAGTTAGGTTGCTTTCGACAGGGCGACCACTTGTTGAGTCGAATTGTAGAGTGTGAATACCATTCTTACTCCACCAGATAGGCGATCCATCTGCAACAACAAAGCTGCCTTGACTAACAATACCTACGTCTGTAATCTTTTTAACTGCAAAACCTGTAGGACTAAATACACCATCAATACCTTCGATACGCCATACACCATTCTCTGCAAAGATATACAAACTAGCATCAATAACGTAAAGTACTTTAATTCCTACAGCACCTGCAATACGGATTGTTCCACCATCTGTGGCTAGTAGATCACTAATCTGTTCTGAGGTAGGGTCATTCTGTTGTAGACACTCACCTAATTGATAGAAGTCATCAATCAACTGGCTAAACAGTATAACATCAGAGTTTTTACTACTGTTTAAACCTGCATAGAAAGCACGACCCGCAAAGGTTGCTACAGTTTTAAACCGACTTCCTTCAGTCTCTGTAGTTAATCCTGAGATACCTGACGCAGCAGAGCGATCCTTACTGAAGAAGTCTAAGATATAGTGACCGTTACCTACAAGACTGTTACCAGTATAAATCTCTGCCCATTCAGCAGCATCGAACGCACCTGTAGAGTCTTTACCTGCATACCATGCATGAGTTAGTGGTGGATAGTTACTAGAATTAGCAGTCTGATACGCACTAAGTGCAGAGTCCCCATTAGGGGCTACCCACCCTGCGTTCTGTGTATCATACTTACGTGCATTAGAAGGACTTGCAGCGGCTGTGTCATATGTTGTAGTATCGCCCTGCCAATCAAAGTCACGTACACGAAAATCAATCTCAGTTACTGTAAGTGTTTCTGCTACGTTATCACGTTCAATGTAGATAGGATTGATAGCTTCTGATACTACAATCAATGCACCTTTAAGGGAAGTGAATGAACACTTAGCCTGTGATGCGCCAACACTACCAGAAACTTCGTGAGATAATAGGTTTACTGTAGCTGACTCAATATTAGCTGAGAAAGGGGAGCCAGACTTATTGAAGAAGTGTAAGGTAGAACCATTCTGAAATACTAGAAACTCTAGACCTGACTGACCACCTACGTTGTACCACACGCCTGTTGTAGTAATAGCATCATCTGCTACAGTGAAACTAGAAAGTTCGAAGTTAGTTTCTTTAGCTGCACCTTTACGTCTACGGCGAGAACCGTCACGACGAAGGTCACAGTTTAGTTCATCTACTGATGCATCTGGTGGGAAAGTAAGTTCACCTGCCTCAGTAATCAAACCTTTAACAAATGTGTTAACTACCCTTTGCGTTAGACTCTGTGGCATTTCGTTTCTTACGCTCCTCGTAGTCCTTACCGAAAGCTTCTCTACGGACAGCCTTAGAAGGAGTAATTTTATTTAAGTAGACTTCTATAGCTCGTTTAGCTTTGTCTAATGACGTATACTTACCGCTTAGTTCCTTTGGAACCTTGCCTTTTTCTACATGGACTTCAAAGAATATATAACCACCTGGGGATTTCTTTACATGGATTGGAGTACTTAGTTTCTCTAAGCAAGTGGCTGTTAAAGTTTTCTTGTCATAGTCAATGTCGAACTCAACGTCTACCATAATACGGCCTTTTGTTTTCTTTCTTAACTCGGTACATGTCACTCTGCATGTATGACTTCTGCCTACGTGCAGCCTGTTCAATCTTCTGGTCTACACCACTCTTGAACAATGAGAAACAAGTTGATTTAGATTCAGCAATCAAGTATGGGAACAACACTTCGTCTAGGTCTGGTGTGAAGTTATCGTTTATACTAAAGTCAGGAACCTTGTGACCTAGTGCTTGTGTCTTACTTTCTGCTAGAATGTTGTCTACGTTACTGTCATAAGAGTCCATTACGATATGTAAGTCATCGAATGATGTGTAGTAGTCAGGCATCTTGTTATTACGTACAAGAATAGGTGTATTACCGTTTACATCATAGACTGTATCTACATTGTCGCCATCTCTGTTAAGTGTCAGAAACACTAGAGGTTCAATGTATTCTATTTCTTTAAAATCAGTACCGTTGGTAGTACTAATGTTATAACGTAAGAAGTCAATACGTTTAACTGACTCAGGTACTTGGAAGTGTGTAGGACGTGCTGAGTTAGATAAACTCACAAGTCTAATTAATTCTTGGTGTTCAGGTATCATACGTGTAGATACCATGTTGTAGTAAACATCACGTACTACAGAGGCGATCTGTTCCGCTTCAATAGAATCGCTAATGCTGTTGACATCCTCAGAATCCATGTCTGAAAGAATGTTCTGTACTATCTGTAGTAATGTTCTTTTCATTATGAGCCATCCACTGAAACTACAAACCACAATTCAGTATGTGAAGAAGCACCACCATCACAACTTACTCTAATGTAATCACTTGCTGTGACGGTATTGTTAGATGAAGGAGCTAGAGTATCTACATCTCCTGCAGCAGAACCTGCTGAAGTAACTAAAATAGTTCCCATAGAGTTTCCTGCAGAGTTACGGAATGTAAACGTAACATCTCCACCTGCAACTGCTCCTGATGATACTGACTGTATCTTAGAGATCGTACCTGCATAGGGCATTGGTAAGTAAATATCGGACGCTGCAGAAATATCTTCAAAGTGTGCAGTTATCATAGATCGACGTGAAGTCCACGCACCTGACCCTGAACCATTTGCAATATACACATCGCCTGAACTAGCAGTAGACGCACCCTTCGGCTCATGGAGATAAGGGTCTGTAAGTGCTGAGTGGTTTACGTTTGCCATTTAAATAGTCTCCTAGAGCATAAGGAAGGTAGCCCCCGAAGGGACTACCAATTAGTTATTATACGTTAGGGTTGGTTACAACAGTAACGATACCTTCTGGACGGTACTTCTTAACACCGTAACGAGCAGTTGTAACATACTCGTGACGTTGGTAATCTTTGTTGTACTCGTAGTCAACCTCTGGCATTTGACGCCATGCACCCACGAATGGGTTAGCTGTAGCATCTGCAGAGAAGAACAAGTTAGCAACACCGTTTGTTACAGCAAAGCTGTTAGTTGTAGAACCGTCACGTTCTGCTAGAGCAGAGTCAGAGACAGTGTTCTTCAAGTAGTTCGATGTATATACGTCGAAACCGTATACGTTTGCTACGAAGCGCATACCTGTTGCGATACCATCACGAACAATACCTTCCCACATTGGGTTGTTTGATACGTTGACGATGTTAGTTAGAGTATTCAACTGATACTCAACTGATGGGTCAACGATAGCAACCATACCACGATCAGGAACATTAGACTTTTTCAATGCATAACGTGCAAAGGCGAAGTCTTCTAGTTCTAGAACACCTGCGTTACCACCTGAGATACGGTGTGCTACACCATCAGTAGTTTCTGCAGAGTTCGCTGTTACACCAACTTCAGGAGCAGCGAATGTAGTTGACTCAAAGTGTTCCATGATTGCACGTTCCTGCTCTGGAACAAAACGTGCTTCAAGTTGTGCACTATAGAATGAGTCTTGCGCTGCTTTCTTAGTGATGTAAGAAGCTGATTGCAAGTATTGGTCAACAGTGAATTGGAACTCGGCAGTGTCCATTGGGACATATGATACTGCTGCGTCCTCTGTATATGTTGATACAGTTGTTTCACCGATTGTTGGAATTGTAAATGTATCCCCATCTGGGAATCCATCTAGAATACGCACATAACGCTGTGCTTGCATTTCGTCACGCAGAATCTCTTTCAGTTCTGAGGAGTATACCTCTGAACGAATCAGACGCTGCATGTCTGTGTTGGAGGAAATCATACCAGCCATTGAGCTAGTCCTTTCTTAAAGTTAGTTGCCGAACTTATCTCCCATCCGCATCTTATCTTCCATAAGCTGTTGTTGGATTTTAGGGGAGTAGTACAGGTTACGATTTTCTCGACGAAGCTTCTGGTAGTATTGCCAATTACGCTCCGAAGAGTTTTGCATGTTAACACTTTCAGTACGCACAGACCCTTGAGTAATAGGCTTAAAGGTCTGTTGTTTCTCACCGATCAATGCAAAGAATGCTGATGGTGATTCTGCAGCAAGTTCTTGCATACGCTCCATACTAATACCAAGTTCTTGTGACTTGTTGACTAGCATGTTACGTGCTTCAGTACCGTATGTCTCTTGTAGTACATTGTCTACAGTACTGATGTTCTGCTTTGCTGTAGCTTGATTCTCACGCTCTGTTAGTGTCTTTTCGACAAGGCTCTTTAAATCATCTTCACTCACTGCAAGGTTGGTATTACCTTCAGTATTCGTGCCACCGTTATTGTTATTGGACTCCAGAGGTTTTTCGTTGGTGGGTGCCGAAGCCTTTCCCTCTAGTTGTTGTAGTAACTGTGACGCATAGTCTTGCTTACCAAGGTCTTCTCGCATCTGTGCAAGTTGATCCTCAAGGTTCTTGATATAGGCATCTGCCTCAAGCTTACCTTTAGCTAGTACTTCTGGGTCTTTCCAGTTATTACCACGTGTCTCTACGAGCTTCTGCAAATAAGATTCCTGTGGTTGAGTCTCTTGTTGCGTAGTCTCGGCTGTAGTCTGATCTGCCTGTGGTTGGGTGTTATCAGACTGTGTTTCATTATCAAAAACTGACATTATTATTTGTGATCCTTACGGTTGAGGTCTATTAATCTTAACAAGTCGTCTAGAGCAGCATTGTACTCATTAACGGCTATTTGTTTTTCAGCCCATCCTGGGCCGTAGTCACGTACAGATTCTTTCTTATATAGAGTCTGTTCGATAACATCTTGCAAGTCATCAAAGGCATTTCTGTAGTACATTACCTGTTCGATGCGCTTGGTTTTTTCCTCACCCCTTAGACCTTTTGTCCAAGCTGAGTGCATATTAAATTCCCATCTCTTGAGCAGACATTAACTCTTCTTCATTCAGCATCTCTGCTTCTTGAGCCATCTTCTGCGTTTCTAGTTGCTCACTAATAGTGATGTTCTCACCGTATAGTGTTGGTTCACCTAATTCGTAAGCAATGATACGAGCTAGTTCTTTACCTGATAGGTGTGGAGCTACAGTAGGGTCTTGTGCTTTAACTGCAGACAACTGAATCAAGTTCTGGATTCTACGAGCACGTTCAGCAAAGTGTCTTGCGCCGATAGGAACAATCTTACCTGTAGCTGTAATATCCTCTCGTGTAATTTCTAAGAACTTTAGAACACCGATGTCTTCGTCTGAGACACGTACTACATCAGCACGGTTCATGTAACGACGAGCAGTCTCAAGCATAGTATTCAACATTGGTTCTAGGAATGTACGCTCGAAGTGTGCAGCCTTGTGTTCAAAGATACGAGATGCAGAGTTCTGTAGTGTCTGTACTTCGAATGCAGTCTTCTCACCTGGGGTACGGATACCCATAGCTTGTTTAGGCGCACCTGCCATCTCTTCCATCTTAGCTTCTAAGATTTGAATCTGCATGTCTGCGTTTAGTGCAGTAGCATCAGGAGCCATGTAACCTACATCACCCTCTTCACCCATGTATATACGAGCACCAGGTTCGAAGTCGAAGTCCTCTACATCACCCTTGACTTTCAAGATAGGGTAAGCGATCTGGTCAAACACATCTGCCTTTAGGTTCTCTAGGTGATCAATGCGGTACTGCATACCTACAAGATTATCTAGTGGACCCATAGCGTAGAGGTTGTCTGGGCGGTTACGCCACCCACTGTGGAAGATCGGGGATTTACCTAACCATGATGGATTCTCTTGGTTGTCTAGAACATACGCACGATCCACGACAGTGATGATACGGTCTGACATAAACTCACCAGACTCTTGATCGTAGACATCACCGTAGAATGTTAGAATCTCTACGTAGTCTGATTCGTAGTATTGTTGGATGTTAGAGAAACCATCTGCTACAAACCCCTCGCCTTTATCAACAAATCCCTCTGAAGAAGAAACTGTCTGTCGAGCACCAAGCATCTTATCGAATACTTTAGATAGGTACTTGTTTTTAGGATCAGCATCTATCATACGTTTGATTTCACCTAAAGACTTAATAGTCTTAATAATCTTAGGTGAATCCTCAAAGGATGATGCAGTAGGGTTAAAGCAAATATCGTATGGAGAGATACGTACTACTTTAGGTCCAGTGTACTTAGGGATGTATTCACCATCCTCTTTAGTAACAAAACCATCTTCCCACTCAACCATAGCGAAGCAGTTACCATATAGAATCCAATCCTGAATAAGATCAGATACAGTGTTTAATAGGTCAGACTGCCTTACCTTGTTTTCCATATAGGATTGAATAATATCACGTTTAGCTTTTACTGCAGCATCTCGTGAGTCAGCTTCCCACTTCATCCACTTCTGTTGTGGAAACAATGTAGCAAAGTAGTTAGCGTGTAGGTTATCTGCAATCTGTGTAATCTTAGGAGTAGTCGTTGTGTTAGACCAAGGAAGGATTGCGTTAGCAGTAGTAGTCGTATCTGTAGCGTATACGTAGTTACGTAGCTCTTTACTTTGTTCGATCCAATCTTGACGAAGCTTGTTCCAAGTATTCCACTTGTTAGCTATTTCTACAGCAAGGTTATCTGGATCAATGATTTGTTCAATGTCGATAGTTTCCATTATCTACTCCCTGCTCTGAAACGACTATTCGCCCAGACAATATTGCTTTCACGTTTCCTATTAAGGTTACGAGTTGGACGCACAGCCATATCTACGGCAGATGCTAGAGCGTCAATTACGTCATCGTGTGGTGGGTTACGAGAAGATAGTTCGTCTTCTAAGTACTGTGTATTGCCCCCACGGTAATGCCACATTTGAAGGTTATCATATCTAGGTTCTAAGACAGAAGCGATACGCTCTTGTTTATTACCTTGTTGCTTGTTAGGTCTAAACTCGTCAATGCTAAGAGACAGACCGTGTTGTTTAATTAACTCTTTTAGTTGCTTCACGATAGCCATCTGTGCAACAGTAACCTCTGCACGTAGCTTACGGAATGACCACTTACTATGCATATCAAAGATGTGATCGAAGTACTCTGATATACGTTCTGTTCTGAACCTGTCGATGTCTAGAACATAAACATTATTATCTGCATCTACTCCTACAAGCACCAAGGCAGTGTAGTCAGCTTTTGCTCTCATACTAAACGCAAAGTCAATAGCAGCAAATAGATTAAGTTTATTATCTTTGTAGTACCAGAAACCATTGTCTAGATGTAAATGCTTCCTGTCGAAGTATTGTATCTTGTCTCGGCCTACAGGTACGTTATCTGGATCACTAGGATCGTTGTAGTACTGTGCTCGGAACTGACCTTTGTCTAGGTACTTACCACGTTTCTTAGCAAGTGTAGCTATATCAAACCCGAACCACTTACCATCTTTACGTTGTTGTTTAGGCCATAGGAACTCACCAGTACCGTCACCACGATTCTCTACAGGTTTCTCTAGAATCTCGTATATCTGATCCTCACCTGTCTGTTCACCCTGATCATCATAGAGAACTTCTTTCATCTCCATCAGATCGTTGTACAAGTCCTTACTGTGGTAGCGTGTACCTACTACCCATTCCCTAGCGTCAGCACCTTCGATAGACGACAGCAATGAGTACTGACTTGCTACCTTGTTACGGCCCTCTAGGGTAAGAGCATTCTCAGCTACAACTACGTCATCAAGTACAGCAATGTCACAGTGTAGACCTGTCAGTGATGTAGTCAGACCGCCTGTAAAGATACTAGGGTCACGGACGTTCTCTTGCTTACGTAGTGGATGATCTAAGCTAATCTCTGAGTTAGTCCACCGTGTACGTTTACCTTCCTCTGCGTGGATGTGTTCAGGCCAGTAACGTCTATAGATTTCTGAGGTAAAGATACCTTTAATAAAACTAAGTTGTTTCTCAGCGAGGTTTGCTGTAGCAGAGATATACAGGATACGTAGTGTAGGGTCTTTAGTTAGTTCCCATGCTACCCTGAACGCCACGAGTCTAGACTTCTGATGATCTCGTGGAAAGAGAAGAAGCTGATAGTTACGTGCATCCTCTCTTGTCCACCATTCTATGACCTCTCTATGGCAATCGCCCATGACCTGTTGAGGGGCAACTAACTGAATAAAGAACTCTAGATCATTCTCAGCAGCTTGCCGTATCTGGTCTGTTGCTTTTAGCTTTGCCATGTTGGTTCCTTATGGCTATTGCGAAAGTTAAGGTGCTACAGGCCAGTCCTCGTCTGCTAGGTTAGGCCATGCGTCTAGGTCTGTAATACCACGAAGCTCTTGTCTATAGGTGGCCCACAGAGTTTTAGCTTCATTGGTCAGAGGGCTGTCATTCATCTGCGTCCAATCGCTGTCAGCCAATAGCTTGTTGCGTGTGGTGCGATGACCTTCGGCAGTCTTGGCATCTAGCCCTGCTTGATACGCAGCTTCATGCTCTGCCTTGGTTGTCGTAACGCCATCCTCGTCAGTAGTGTCTGAGAACATGTCACGAGCAACGTAGTTTTCCACCCAGTTACCGTTGGCATCTTGAACAACACCATCACGCACTGATACCTGATAGTCACCTACGGTAGCCGCTGGGCTGCGTAGCACTGGGTCTAGGTCTAGTGCATCTAGGGTTGCCGCTTTCCAGACACGAGGTAGGGACATGTTGGGATTAGCTGCCCTAATCTGCCCTTGCGTCATTACAACGCCAGTAGTTCTATTACGATATTCGCCCATAGTATTCTCCTCTAGGCTTGATGATTGGTTGGTTGACTAACTGCTACCTGAGCATCCCAACCGCTTTTAATTCGTTTCAATGCAGTGCTTGGGTCAATGCCGTTCTCACTGCACCAATCTGACATGATCTTTGTTACGCCATCAATCGTAATGTTCCTGTTATTTCTACGATTGCGCGACTGCTCTGCCGTTGTGGCCCACTTACAGTTTTCCTTAGAGTAAGGCCCATCAACATCAATGCGATCCAATGAACACCCCTCTGGGGCATCACCCATATCCGCATAAAAAGCATCAAATGACTTAGACCATTCGTCTGACACCTTAATACCTCTTGCACCATACCATTGATAGGATGCATCTGATGGGTTTTCACAGCGCAACTTCATGTTAGTCCACACAGAATAAATCTTAGACTTTGACTTACCGTGTCTAGTGTTTCTTTTGTGCCTAGTAGAACCACAGCCACAAGATGTAACACTTCCAGACAACATTCCTTTACCTGTGCCTACATATTCAGAACCGCAGTCACAGGCGCACAACCAAGCAGCACGACCATTCACAGAACCATGCCGCTTAGAAACCGTTAGGCTTCCAAACCGTTGCCCTGTTATGTCTTTTACTGCACTCATTAGATTGATCCTTTCATATGAGTTTGATTAGGCGATTGCGTAGAAGATGTAGTTTGCGCCATTGATGTTGTTTATGCTAGAACCGACTACACTAAATCCACTACTGTGCGGGTCAACATTATCAAAAGAGGCCTCCGCATCTGTGCTTTCTAGTTTTAGACGTGGATCGTTTCCAGCTACAATACCTCGCTCACTATCCCATACATACCAAGAGCCGCCACCGTCTGTTCTTTTAATCAACACAAACCTAGCACCACTGCTAAAACCACAGTCAATAACCTTAGAGCCATCTGTAGTCCCATCACCAGTATAACTCCCCACCTTGGATACACCATCAAGTGAGGCGAATAGGTAGGCTATGTAGGTAGTGCCAGAGTTATTAGTATTAGCATCAGCACCAACTGAAAAGACGCTATCAGTCGGCAGTGTGGAGTTCCAGCTTGTCCCAGTAGATGCTACGGCATAATCGTTATTTAATTCTAGCCGCTGATTTGCAGTCAACGCCTCATGCCAGACACGCCAAGCAGTTGTGCCCGACCTAGCCTTCACCCACATCATCTCTGGCACAACACCAAGGTTATGGCTTACAGTACGCCCTGCTGTTCCGTTGCCTGTGTATGCGACTACATCACAGAACGAGGGCGCACGTTTCCATTGCCAAAACACACTATCTTCGGATGTCCCACCAGAGTTGTTTCCATAGCCACCTGCTGCAATATAGTTGTTCGTGTTATGGTCAAACTCAATATAAGTTAAACCAGAGGTTTCTACATTTGTGCTATCTGTGTAAGATATGGTGCCACTGCCACGTATTCTATCTGTGATGTAGTTAAAACCTCCTGCTATGTACCTATTACGTGATAATACCATATCAATGACATCAGTGTTACCAAGGTATAATGGTGAAGTGCTAGGCTCTCCAACTTCATCATGAACATTAAACACCTCAGTCGCATCAGTAGGCACAGCCATAGGGCCTCTGCGTATGGCTATGTAGATGTAGTTTTGACCATTTGTATTATATTGTGACTGTGTTTGGTTAATTTGAAAACCGTTAGGGAGAATGTCTATGCCCCACAAGTTAGCCGCAGAAGCCTCAGTGTCATATGTATTTGGTCTTAGAATATTACTGTACGTACCTTGGTTAGTACCTCTCATAATATCAAACATTAACCAATGACCAGTATCATCTAGTGATTTTATTAGTACCCACTGAGGCTCAAACCCTAAGTCAATCTCAGGGCCAGTAGCAGAGCCATTACCAGTATAACTCCCACACTTAATAATATCTTGGTCAGCATCAGGACCGAAGTCCCCGTCACCGTCATTGTGGGCGAATAGGTAGGCAACGTAGGTGCCGCCAGAGGCGTTTACGGTAGAACTGCCGCTTATAGAAAACTCTGTGCTTGTTGGCTCCGTACTACTCCATATGGTTGTCGCTGCTCTAGCATTAGTAAGATTTAGGTTTATTATATAACCTGATCCGTTATTTGTAGGGTGTATCGCTCTATGATAAACTTTCCAATTTTCTGCACTATCAGTTCGCTTTACTATGATACAGCCCGGAACACTGCCTAGATTATGGCTGATTGTTGTAGCAGAACCTGTCCCAGTATAAGTCACCACATCAAAGAACTTAGGGGCTTTGCGAAAAGAAAAGCTTACTTGATCTCTACCGCTTCCGTTGGATGCAGCGTGTGAACCGACATTAAAACCATTTGCGTTAAATGATGTTACTGATCCTGTCTCTTGACTAGAAGCCGCAGTTTCATCTGAACGTATTTGATAAGTTGCTCCTCTTTCAGTATCAACAAGTCGCCAACTAGAGTTAGACCCACGACTTTTTAACCATACCAACCCACCTTCGCCAGCATCGGCTGCGTCAAAGGGG